TGGACGTAATAAAAAACTGATGTTGAATACACAAATGTAGGCTCCTATAACGTATTTAGTCTATATATTTTAATTTAATTAACTTTGGTTGCCCGATAAATAAACAGTTAACTAAAATAATGATACAAAACGAATTCTTTAAACGATTGACAGAAAATCACCCGTTCATTACAGTATGTTCATATGCCAACCAAGATTATGTTGGAATTGTTCAAAACCGTGATGAGATGGTCACCACTATATATGATTACGGTGCTATAACCGATGCTATAATCAAAGAAAAGTTCCTAGAACTAGGAGAGATTTGGTGGTGGGAATCTAATAGACTAATCCCCATCAATCTGTTTTTAAAGGATGATTGGTTACCCTTTAAACCCTATCTTAGAACCTTTACTAACAAAAGTCTAATAGTGGTGCATGGTCCTACTTGTAGTATGGCTGAATTAGGAAAACGCAGAAGTAAACGCCGTAGCATCACCCTCGTCAAGCGACTGCCCTAACAAGTTCATATGTACAACTACTAACTGTGCATATGCAATCGCATGAGCCTTCTTGAACACATACCCGTCAGTTCCCTTATCCCATACAGTTTTATTAATCTCTGACCAGACTTTCCCGATCAAATGTTTTTTACCAGGACGAATAACTGCTAAGAACATCGCTAATCTTGGGATGCTATCTATGGGTTCTGGCATCTTCTCTAAATTGTAAAACTGATTATTCAAGTGAATTAGTTTCTCAACAAAATTCTTATCCTTCAGTTTACTCCAATCAGGTTCAACCATCAAATCATTAAGATGTTGTTCATCTCTGACATTCTCGTAGACATGTACATTCAACAAGTCTAACTTGAAGTATCCACGCTTCTCTGCTACCGTATAATCAATACTTGCTATATCATGTATCGGGTCATAGGGAATAGGTGTAACATATACACCAGTAGCATGTTTACGAATAGGATTGACATTACGCATTGCCGCATTGGTATGCTTAATCAATTCAAGCAATCTATCTCTTGAACCAAAATCAATGTCAATATCGCTATCTATTCTCACGGTGCCATTACTCCAGCTTTGATTAATTTACTATATGCTTTTTGCACAACAATAGCTTGTCTTTCGGCATCTTCTACTGCTTTGTGGGTAGTTGAATGCCCACCATCACTTAGTTTGACACCTGCAATTTCATACAACGTTCTAGTGTCTCGTACGGTATAGAATGGCCACGGTATTCGCATTCCGAGTTGCCTCCATGCGGTCTCGCAAGCAACGATATCAAATGCAGCCCCATTAGACCACACAGCCCTACGATTCCAACAAAACTTATAAAGGGCTTCCATACATTCACTAAATGAAACACGTCCTTCATCTCCCATTGCTTCTTCGAGGGCAGCGGGGTTTTGTTTTGACCACCATTCAATTGTATTGTCATCAATTATCCTATCAAATTGTTCGGTTTGTTCTTCAATTGTAGGACGTAATTCTAATCGTTCTACTACACCACTACCTTTAGGATCAAACCGTACAGCTCCTATAGTTAATATAACACAATATGGACTTGTGTCAAGTGTTTCTAAGTCAATCATTATATCATTTGCCATTACATCTGCCACATTTCATACATTGTTATTAATCTATCATCCCACAACTCTATTGTAACACATCCTCCAACTAAGGAGAAGTCCCAACCTTGGTGTCTTTCACCGAAATTTCTTCTCATCCATTTTACAATGATAGACGGATCTTCTTTGTGATATCTACAATCTCTGTTGTAGACTGTTCTGTTGCCATTTTTATATTTGTTATCTCTACAACCATTGATATAGACAGTCGGGGCAGCTAGGCCAAATGAGCCAGTGTTCATGTATGCCATATCATCCCCATTTCAATAAAAATATTAAGTAGAGTTTTTCATCTACTACTTCGTACCCATCAGTGATGTTACCATTAACTATATTCATTTTTACGCCATACTTCTTTTCAAGGTAATCTTCAAAATCATATGCATCAAAATTAGTTTTGTTTTCCATGTATTCTACACGAACTTTTTTCAATGCTTCCCAATACTTCCAACGATTCTTTCGTTGATGTAATGCTGGATCATCATCATCATAATCTTGAAATGATTTTGATATATTGGTCATACCCATCTCAATGCAAAGTAAGTACTGTATTCTTCTTTGTAGAAATTAAACACTGCTCGGCGATCTCTTGTATCATATGTGGAAGAACGATGATATGCCCAATCAAAATCTACTCCATCGGTCCAGCCGTGTGCTTGCATTTGATGTACTATTTCTATTACTTCATTTGCACTTTTGCCGTAGATGGTTACTGATTTCATTCCCAGCGCAATAAAAACAATGTTAAATCTTCATCACGGGTAAGCATTATCTCACACTGCTTAATGTTATCTACCCAACGATTACTTCCAGTTTCATCATCATAGCCTGAATTGCCATAATTCTTTTTACACCATTTCTTGATTTCTTTGGTGTCAACATCATCTTGGTTCTTCCAAGAGATAGTATGTATATTAACTTTGCTACCGAAATAGCGTTCTGTTTTGTGTGTAAATTTACTCATGTCCATCTCAATAAAAAGAATGTAGCATCACTACCTTCCTTGAAAGCAATCTTGCTGTCCCAAGAATCATATTCAATTTTAGCTTCTTTTAACCAATCTTTCACATTACTAGACACACTAGGAATGTACCATGGATGCGGTATATTAACAATAGTCCAACCCATAGCATTGTATAATACTTCTTTGTCAATGCTATCAGATATTTTTTTGGCAACTATATCAATAATGTGTTGTTCTATATCCATCATGACCATCTCAATGTAAATAATATAGCATCACTTTCATGTTCTAACGCAATATAATATTTTTTATCTTCATTATCGGGGTGAAAATAATAATGAACAAATTTTTCAATATTGTTTTCTTTCAACCAAGGTTCTATTTCAAAATGAAAATGAAATGAATCTCCTAAATCATAAGGTATTTCAACTACGGTCCATCCCAATTCTTTAAAGTGCAAAGAATCTGTATCAATATTATGCAAGTCAATTGCATGTTCTTCTTTATCCATCATGACCATCTCAATATAAAATGTGTAGCATCTTTTGCGTCTACGAAATAGAATGTACTACCAGCCCACTCATTTTTTTGCAAACAACAATCACGCCTAGTATGTTCACTAACCCACCTAACCATTTCCGCAACTTGATCACACCAACCAGTCCACTCCATTCCCGGACGTACTGTAAGATGTACCTTGTGATAATTCTTGTCAATATCACGTTTTGCTTTTCTACGCTGCTTGCTATTCATGACCATCTCAATATGAAAAAGGTTCTGTCTGCTTCATCACGGAACCAATACTTACGATTACTGCCTACCCACCGAGCGTTTTCTTTATGCCAATTATTATCACCCATTATGTTTAGCAGCCATTTGTCCATGTCATACCACTCTTTCTCCTCGTAGTTGTGTGGACGAACCCAATAGGGCCATTTAGGTTGATTGTCAGCATAACCAGTTTCAAGGCGTTTCACGTTGATTTCATCTATCCATTGCATTGCCATGTCGGATATCCATTTAGAGTCAGACATGGCACGTTTCTTTATCATTCAACCCACTCTTTTTCAAATAGTTTTAAATGTTTTTTATTAGTGAAATGAACTTCGCAATACGAGTCACCCATTTTGCCTTGTACTAATTTCATATACCAAGTAGTACCTTCCCAATAAATTATTGGTTTGGCATTTGTCATTTTACCTATGTGTTTTTGAAGCCAGGCTAAAATCAACACATAATCTGCACCGTACAATCTAGTTATATATGTTTCATCTACCATCGTAACCTCGCCATAATAAAATCACGCTGATATCTAAACTTAATCTTAACTATTTCATCTGTCCAAGTATATACACAATGCCTATCTGGCATCTCAATAGTTTTTTCTACCCATTCAATTACTTCTATTTTATGAGCCTGTGGATTTGCTTCATCCAATTGAATGACTATTTCATACCAACCAGGACGAATATCTTTCCAATGTCTTGCCGTCATAACCATCTTAAACTAAAATGTATCGCATCACGCTCATATTTAAATATAAAATCCATGTAATCTTCTGTCATGTGCGTGTAAAACTTTTCACCCGGCAAATCAAATTGTTCTAATGCCCAAATACAAGTTTCATCCCAATCACTAACTGTATCACCCTTCATCCAAGGTATGCGAACCCTAATACCCTGCTGTTCTGAGGGTGTCTTTAATTTGTTTCGCAAGTTCTGCATCTCTTTTAAACCTTATCGCCCACTGTTCTGGGTTTATATAATCAATAATCATTTTAACATGACCTTCATTTAATCCATCTAAGAACTGGGTGCCGCTGTCACTTTGATACAACAACCATGGACTAATCTTACCCGTTGTTATCGCATAACAAATCTTATTTGCATTCCCATATCTTAACATGTCATGCGGTTGTATATTTGCATCTTCTGCCATCTCAATACACTTTTCAATACTACGATGAATAGCATCAAATGGATCTTCATGTCGCAAAAATTCAATCAGATATTTAGTATACGTACTATCACTGCACCAATTGTCAATCTTAACTTGATTCTTTAATAACCAATCAGTAAATCTTGGAATATTTATTACATGGACACTTACACAATAATTACCAAACTTAACAAACGCAGTGTAATATGGATTATTAATGAATTCTTCTTGTGTAAGATTCTTTCTTTTTGAAGTATTCTTTTTGTAAAACTCTAACCAACATTGAAAAGCAATACGATTTCCGTGATTGTCTTTATCTAACCATCTGCGTTTCTGTTCACAAACATGTCTAAGCGTGGTTGATTCACGCAAGAATTCCCTCTTGCAAAATTCACAGCCATACTTAACTGTCTTAGTTGCCAAGGTCTCTTTCATATTGCTTAAGTTGTTCTTCAGTGATAGTTTCATTTAATGTCTCAATGTCTGTGTGTTTCATATTAGGAAACAATTCTGCCAATTTAAGTTTGCGCTTCTGACTAGCCACAAACGCTTCGCTTACTGCGTCAATGTCATCAATATCCGCTCTAGGGTATATCTTCTTGTAATACTCTTTGATATCTTTTAGTTTTGCAGGTGCTTGTAACTTGCTTACTTTAGGACTAATGTTGGGTATCCACTGATGAAATTGCTTACCAACTCCCGGGCTACTAGCACACATCATTAACCATTGTAGTTTAGGATGCTTCTGAATGTTCTCATTGAATAGATACTTGTTCGCATACTCAGCCGTACTCATTACATAGTAACGACTTAATCCTTCACTACCTTTAATAGCACTTAGCCATTGTATCATTGTGAATGGGACAAACTTCTTTTGTTGTTCAGGGCTTAGTCTGTCAAAGAAATCATAATCTTTCTTATCTAATGCGGCAAGGACCTCAAACAAGTCTAAATCTTGTTTGTCAAATTTTTCATCAACGGGTACTATTGCTTTTCTTGTTGCCATTAGAATGCCTGACTATAATCTACTATCTCACAATTACGACTAATCTCTTTTACAAAATATACACACTCGGGTTTAGGTCCATCATTCAACGGTACACATAAGAATTGTCCGTTCTTTAACCTAGGGGCATACCATGTTACATCGTGATAGATATCTACAATCTCAATAGGTAAGAATGTAGGACTAAAACTAGTTAATGGATTAAATTCAAACGCATTAAACCCTCTGTCATTGATACTTGTTAGTGGCAATGTTTCTAAATCACCATGTTCTTTTTCACCAATCAATATCTGCCAATCTACCGGCATCTTAATTGTGTGTTTGCCAATCTTCAACACAAGTGCCGGGGCATTAAAACTTTCTAAAAATATTAATGGGATATAATGATAATCTACATTACTTGGGTTACTGTTATCTAGTATCGCAAAACGTAAATCATCTATCTCCTCTGGTAATGTCTCTAAGTTATAGTATTCGTTATCTAGGGTTAAAATTCTCATAGTATTATTATATCATTTATATGCGAGTTTTTCTACATCAAACGGGTAGTTAGCTTCTTTGTAGAATGCTTTCCGTTGTGTAAGATGCCGTTTTGCAAACTTACAATTACTTGTGATATCCCAAATCTGAACAAAGTTTTTATCTTCCGCTTTACGAATGCCACGACCAATACTTTGTATTACCCGAACAAAACTCTTACCCGGTTCAATAAGAACAAGATTAAAGATTCGGGGAATATTAATACCAACTGCTGCTACACCATACGTAGCTATAATGATTTTGTTAGTTGCTGTTGCAACTTCATCATATTGTTCTTGTCGCTCGTCCATACCAGTGTTACCTGATACGAATACAACATCATATTCTGTTTTGAAATTACGTAATAGTTCACCTAACCTATTATGTAATTCTTTGCCCGCTGCTACTCTATCAACAAGGATCAGTGTATTACCACTATTCTTAATTGTATCAACTAGTTGAGTAATTTTATTTAATCGTTTATCATCTTCAAGTAAGTATTTCAACTCACTTTGGTAGTTACTAAACTCAACACCATCTTGTAGTTGCACAATGTTAACGTGGCATTGTGATAGTACACCTCTATCTTGTAATTCACTAGCAGATAGTTTGTTAATGACATTACCAAGGCTGATAAAGATAGCTTGACTTGCAAATTTTTCTTTAGGTATAGTACCAGTCAGTCCCCAACGAATTGGAATGTTACTCATTACACCAGTCAATAGTTCTTTTAGTGCATCTGCCTTGGCCATGTGAACCTCGTCAACCATGACACAAACTACACCTTCCAAGAAGTCACCAATCTCAACTTCTGCTTCACCTGCTTTTGTTTTCTTAAGCATATTGTTAAGACTTTGCCAAGTACAGATTGTATGTGTCTTGCCGAATTCTTTTCTATCACCAAAGTATACACCAACATCTAATCCAAGGTTGATGTAATCTGCTTCTGTTTGTGTTACAAGACTTTTGTTCGGGACGATAACAATACTACGCCCGTATTGTTCAATACTGTAACTCAATGCCGCTGTGATTAATGTCTTGCCCGCGCCTGTAGCAATCTCTTGTAGTGATTGTGGGTTCTTTAGAAATTCATTAATGATTGATATTTGATAGTCACGCAATACAACGGGCTGTCCTGCGATGGGATGCCCTTCAGGCCAATTCTTGTGTTTGAACGTAGCCTCGGACACTTCAGCAAAATTGAATGTTGTACTATATGTACGAAGGTCCTCTAGTTCAATATCATAGTCTCGGCTGTCAATAAATGGAAGTATTTCGGGTAGTAAATTGACATAGCTACTACCACCGAGACTAAAGAAACTTACCTTGCCATTCCATCTACCGAGACGTACCGCGGGAAGATACCTTGCACCGGGCACTTCGTACTCAAACATTTTAACCAGTGCTTTACGCTCGGTTAGTTCTAAGCCTTCAATCTTTACGTTGACTTCATCCCTGACGATTATTTTACATTGTTTCATAGTTAGTACTTAGTATAACATAAACTAATTAGCAATTGCAAACATAAAGGCAAAAAAAGGGGAACCTAAGTTCCCCTATAAACTTTCTGATTCAATTACGCATTCTTCATGCAAGTTGTACGTGCAAGATTTTTCCAGTTTGCCGGGCTGATCTTAACTAGATCGGCAATCTTCAAGCACATACGCAAACTCAATTCACGCAGTTTGCCATGATTTTCCCACATGAAATCTAGAATTTCAGTAGATTGGGTTTCTTCAAAGTTGTAGTCAGCAAACAAACCACCATCAGCATCACGATGGACCTGCTTGATACGCAACATTTTGTCACGCTCACTATTGATAGTCAGGTCCAGAAAGTGACAACGACTTTGCAATGCTTCCAAGTGATCTTGCAATTTCTTGCTTTTAACGTTTTCAAATTTCAAGTTAGTGATAAAGATAGCACTACCATTGAAGTTGAATTGATTCGGGATACCTTCATCACGCAATAAACGTGAATCACTATTCCAGCAAATCTTGCGAGTCTTACCTGAATCCAATGCTGCCTTCAGAATGTTAAGTGCTAGTTCATCGGCGAACACGCTGTCACAGTCATCAAAAATCAATACGTTTTTACTGTCAGAATATTTGTACAGTTGAGCATACAAGCCTAGCGCAGTCATTGCACCTTTAACAACATTGAAACGCAATTTCTTGCCGGCAATCTTGTCAAACATACTTGACTTTTCCATTTGTTTTTCAACACCGTGCGACTTGCCGACACCGGGAGGACCTGACACAATCATTGCACGAATGTCACCGCTGATACATGCGCTTGCCATTTCATCAAGAATGCCGAAACGCATAGCAATGCGGTCCATTGCTTCAATTTCAGTTTCTGCGGGCACTTCTGCCTTTACTTTAAATTCTACTGTATTACTTACCACTTGTTCTCCATTCATAAATTGAATATCCTCAATAGAATCCACTTTTACTTTGACTTCATCAATAGCAATAGCGAATTGACCTTCGTTTTTCACGGTAACATAGCTACCTTTTTTACCTGTCTGAAAACCTTTGACTAGTGTAAACACTTCATCTACTACAGGTTGATTACGATAAGAACCTGAAAGAATGCGAATAGTTGACATAGAAACTCCTGTAATTAACTGATTAAGACTCTATTATATACCCGAACCCATTTAATGTCAAATTATTTTTTGACCGCGGGAACATCTACTGCTTTTGCTTGTACGCAAGCAGCCTTGATATTTTGAGCCTTGAATTCCTGTGCGGCTTTAGCACAAGTTTCCTGTTGTTCAAACTGGCCCACGTAAGTGACACTATTAGAACTCAATCCCACACCAATTAGAACGATAGTCCAAAACATATTATGCCTTCAAAATGTTAACAATACGCTGATGGAGCATATCCATCTCATCCTGCTCAACATAAAAGTCCGTAGTAGGGTCATAGTACTGACCTTCCTTGGTATCGTAATACAGGACACGTCCGGAGAAATTGAAAGGACCTTCTAGACCTTTACGCGGACCGTACTTGGTACGCATCTCATCCATTTGATGTTTGTCTGCGATAACTTTGTAGCCCATATAAAACTCCTGTTGTTGACTGAATAAGACTCTATTATATACCCGAAACCATTTAATGTCAAGCCCGATATGTAGAATAATTGCGGATTTTGCTTTGCTTATTAGCGTGGCTTTCGTTGAATTTAATCTCATATCCACGGTCACGCAAAGCGACCACTAGT